TCTTCATTTTTAAAATTTGGATTTACTTTTTGTAATTTATTGTTTTCATCAATATATAATCCACTATAGTACGACGATTCACCACAAGTTACGTAATCTCTCTTTTCGGAATCATTCCTGGCAACTAAATGAAAAATAGGTTCTTCACTATCTAATCTTTTTATTGCTTCCGAATGAATTTTAGTCCAATCTTCTCCAATCTTTGAAAGAAGAAATCTATAAAGAGGTGTGTAATCCAATCCCCTTTGTACATCTTTTTTCATTGATTTTTTAATACCAGATTTTTTACCTCTATCAGTTTTCGCATCAGTGTCAATATTGTGATGAACACCTCGAGCTTTAGTATTAACTTTTCTGTATAATGGTTTAACTTCTTTATTCATTTTTATTCATTTTTATATTTGAATTTAATTTAAAATTTATTTCATAAACAAGTCTCTATTAGCTTGAATAAAATGGCTTGATAAATCATCTATATATAACATATTAGGAATATCTTTAATGTACTTTTTATGTACTTCAGGAATATAAAAGGTTTTGATATATGACTCAACCCAATCAATAATACCTTGTTTATTAACTCCGAAATGACCTTCAACATTGGGTAATAAACTTAACCACACACAACTACCAATTGAACGATATAGATCTAGCATGTCAAACTTTGATCCATCAAAAGAACTTGATATCATACAATACATTTTATCGAAATTACCTTTTGGTGTAATTTCAAAATCTTTCATAATAATAATTGTGCCTCTATAGAATACTGTATTATCAGGTAAATCAATTAACTTTTTCATAATATCCTTATTTTTTAATTATCGTACAAAGATATGGGTTTAATTTGATTCTACCAAGGAATTGATAACTTATCTTGCATGTTTTTTGACTTTTTTTCAAAAAATCATATTAATATATAAGAATGTAGAAAAAGAATAATATTGATTTTTTTTCAGAAAAATTTTAATATATATACCATAAAAATAATTTTTTAATTATGCCAATCAAAGACACAGATTTCGGAAAATACAAAAGACCAGGTGTTTTCATCGAAGAGATTGATAGTAGTATTATAGAACTTCCAGTACAAAATGTTCTAATAAATTTAGTCCCTGGATTTTCTAAGAAAGGTCCTTTTAATGCGCCAATTTATGTTACAAATCCTAATGATTTTACTTCAATATTTGGTGATGATGATAGAAGGCTAGAAAATAAAGGCTCATTTTTTCATAAAACAGTAAAACAGATGTTGAAAAGTGGTCCAGTTTGGGCGTTAAACCTTTTAGCTACAAATCCAAATAGAGATAAGGTTGACTGGCAATCTATCTCAGTATCATCACAATATCAAAATAGTGATGTGACAAGATCCGCTTATGAATCATTTTTTAATCGCCAAGATTTTTGGGAGAGAGATTCAGACGCATTCTTAAATGTAGTTAAGGCTAATAATTTTGGTGTTGTCGATAATGAGAGACTTTTTCATATTACAAATATGAGTGATAAAGACATTACTGTATTTATGTTTAAATCAAATATCACTGGATTTGATGTTACCGCAGAAGAATGGTATGGTAATAGAACAAAGGTACCAGCATATATTGATTATAGAGAATGGATTTCAGATTATCTTGTTGAAGTTGTTGTGGTTGCTGGTGATTGGTCAGATTATAGAACATTGAGTAATGATACAACATTTAGTAAGTATTTCAATAGAAATGGTTTAATAAAAACACAAGTTAATAATTTTATCTCTGAGAGAACTGTTACTATTCTTGGTAAATACGATGTTTCTTTAATTCCATATTTTACAGATATAAATAACAGAGATATGTATATAAAAAGTACTATTAATAATAATACTGATAAAACTGGATTATTCTGTACATATAATGAAGATTCATTATTAGAATCAGATTTCAAACTTGGAAACTTGGATATTATTGGCGATGTTATCGCAGGCGAAGATATTAATAATATAAAATTTATGTCTTATGATGCAACACTTAAAGAAAAATTGACTTATACACAAAAATATTTAGATTCTAGTAATAATGTTATAACTAGTAATTTAGATAGTTATAATTTACCATCTGATGGTTTTGATAACAGAACTGGTATTTATACTAATGGAAGTACCTATCAAATTTATTTTGATTCTGGTGTAACTACAACATTTACTGGTACCGCTGGATCTAATTTACAAGTAGGATTTTTGACAGGCTCAGTACCATATTTTGTTATAAATGGTACAATTATAAATGGTTTTGCAGCTCAAACAATAACGGTAAGTGGTATATCATATGTCGCAGGTTCAAGAACTGACGTACTTTATCTTACAAATGATAATAGAGTTAATATTTTATACGGTACCGTATCAAGTACAGTAACTTCAATAAAACCAGATTATACTTATAGCTTAGATAATACAATTATTTTAGGCTTTATAAATACTGTTAATTCAGGCGGAACATCAACATTAACATATCATCCAGTAACTGTTAGTTCAGATGGCTATATATCATTAAACCAAATATCTATATTTGGACTTACTGTTGATGATTCATCTGATACATTAGGTACATATGTTAAAATTGAATTTACTGGAACATCAGGTAGAACAGGTACATATAATGAATATATATATTTGAGAGCAATGCACGTTTTTACTGAAATGTATGATAGAATAACTACGCAAAGTGTTATGATTCAATATACTGGCTCATCATCATCAACATTTATGGATGGCTCTAAAGTTCCAGTTACGTCAATAATGCCGATAGATGCAAGTTCAAATTCAAATGCAAGTATTAAGATTTATGTTACTAATGCAAATTTATGTCATACAGGTAATTCATTTTTACTTTACTATATTGATAATGAATTTTTATTTAATCCATCTAATACAAATGTACTTACAACTAGATATACTGTTGCTGGTGATCCTGGATCTTCATCAAAAGGTATAGTTGCAACATATTCACAATTATATCAAGATTATTATAATGGTGTAATAAATAATTTAGATTATTTTTATGTAAATAATAATAGTGGATCTACATCCAAAGTTTTCTTAAAAATGTTTTTAGATCAGTCTAATATACTAACAGTTAATTTATTATCTACAGTTAATCCTGATACACAATTGTCTATATCTTATTCCGATTGGGAAAATTTATATTTATTCGGATTAGATATTCATTCAAATAGATCAAATTGGGAACAATCTGTTGAGATTGTAGCAACTGATCCTAATTCGGATCTTACAAATTGCCAACAAATTTGGGTAAATAAAAATAGATATTCAGAAATAACTAAAGGTAGTTTCCTATCCGCATATTATGATGTTACAAATTGGGAAGCTCCAAGTGGTCCTGGTTATCTAGAAGGCTCAGTACCAAGAAAACTAACTAGAATTATCAATGTAAAAAATGATCCAAATAATATTGATCTTAAGATTTTTTATACTGATGCGCCAATTATGATTTCAGATTTTAATATTGCAACAGGTTCAACACAAATTGATTATCAAACATTTACCTATCCATCAATTGATGCCTATGTTGATGAATATAAAGCTTTAAAAATATCACCTTTTATTGTACATACAGATTCTATTCCTAATGGTACAGATGCAAGACAAAATGCAATTCTTGATATTATAAATATGAATACTAATCTCGCAAAAGGATTGGCAGATAAAAATAAAATATCTTGGAGATACTTAGTAGATTCATTTGGTTTAGGTCTTATACCAATAGATGGTTTCGGATCAAAACAACAATTGGCCGACCTTTGTGGTATGAAATTGAATTGCCTAGGATTTATTAATATGCCAAGTGCAAAAATATTTAGAGAATCAACAAATCCATCATTTGTTAATGATGATTATTCACTTAATCTTGCATATGTAAAAGCTGGTGCCGACGACACGAAAAATCCAGATTTTTATTATCAATTTGCTCAAAAACATGGTGATTTTGATGGTAGAAGTTGTGTTGGATATTTCTTTCCATATATTAGAATTTATGATAATGGTATTCCTAAATGGGTTCCACCAGCATCTTATGCAGCAACTACTTATATGCAAAAATTTACTTCTAATGTCGCTGGAATGTTACCTTGGACAATTTGCGCAGG